CTACCCCAGTGACTGTGTAATGTGTCGTGATTGTCTGTACAGTTTCCGTTCCATCAGCTGCCCGAAGAATGACAACAACATCTGACTGATCAAAAATCTTAAACGTGTATGCAAACGTTGTAAGTGAGCCATTTGCCGAATAACTTACTTTGTTTGTGGAGCTACTAACTGTCATCTATTTTCTCGCTTTCGTCTTTGTTCTTCTTTTAGTCGTTGCATTTGAACGTCCTCGTAAGCTTGCTTTAAATTCTCAAATCGCAAGTTGCCCTCACTGTCAGTCTCTTGAAAAAGATCTTGAATTGATGCGTCATAAAACATCGCTTGCAGTTTTCTTATTTTGTCTATTTTTCCAGCGTTGCTTACTGCTTTATAGTTGCTAGAGAAATCTGTCAGGTTAGCCCCTTCATCTGTTTTCACTTTACCAGTTGTCAGCATTGTGAGCGCCTCTCGAAAGCTTAGAAATGAATTGCCAAGCATTGGTACTGGCATTCGTTTTTCGTTTTTAGCTATGCGTGTCCAATCGGATTGCGCTCCAAAAGTAAGCGGTATGCCAGCTAGGTCTTCTTTGTTTGACAGAGGCCATTTTCCTGTTTCGCCATACAGCATAATCAGCTCTGCCTCAGATGCAGATGGCTCCACTCCTGGCTCAATCCGTATACCAAGTATTCTGTTTCTAATTGCTGCAATTGGATTGTTTGCAATAGACAAAGAGGTTGACTGTATTGGCTGGCCTAGAGTGTCATAAAGAATTGCATTTGTGTCATATTGATTGGCAAACGCACTATCCATATCTGAGTATGAATAGACTGATGATATTAACTTATCTAAAGTTGAGTCTTTAACAGTGCCTAATTTTTCTAAACCTTTTGGGTCACCTTCTGGCGTAGTGCCAAATATATACTTACCGTCTTCATCTACTGCTGTAAGTTCTGCTTCAGTCCAATACTGTACATCTTTACGAGGTTTGACAACGTTAGGGTCACCACCAAACACGCCTAAGTCATACAGACCACGTTGCAAGCCGCTTAATGGATTAGGAACAAAACCTGGATAAGCTGCATTTTGTGGATACGATCTTAGTAAATTTTCTAAACCCTCACCTCGCATTGTATCTGCAATGTCAGCAATACCTTTTAGCATTGGTAGTTCAGACATATAGTCAGCAGCTGCACCAGAAATGATTGCTGCATGGTTCATAAGTATTTTTGAATAATTCTCGCCAGGTGGCAGTTCTGATGCTTTTTGTGCGTAGTCAGCAGACAAACCAATAATAGCGCCAATTGGCTCAAACCCACCGTATGAAATATAATTTAGTTGGCCGTTTGGCCTACCGTACTGATCAAACAAAGGCATGTCCTCTGGAAAACCCTCGCCTCTTACAACAAAGCTGTATGGTTGCCAGCCTGGTGGTAAAGCCTCTCTAGCTGCTTTATTACGTGGCCTTGATCCTGTTATTCTTCCCTCAACTGCTTGCTGAGAAAAGTAATACATTACTGCTGAACTCATCGTAGCACGACCAGCAGCCAACTGTCTTTCTCTTGCAGATTTACCACCACCAGCAAATTCTGGTGCTACTGTTTTATAAAACCCAAGTGGTGAATTTTCTAGCACACGAAACATTGAGTTTGTTGGTGCTGTCGCAAATGGCAAAACAAACCGACCAAGAAAGTTATTTTGTATTGCCCCAGTAAGCTTGCCTAGTTTGCCAAGGTCAGACTGCATAGTGTCATACAATGCTCTTTCTTCAACAACTTCATCTACCGCTTTAGGATCGAGCAACAACATGCCAGCCTCTGCAAGCGCTTCCTCATCTGTCTTGCCTTGCATTATAAGATCGCCATATCTGCGACTTACCGCTGTGTAAAGCTCACCCCTAGCAGACATTACCTTAAAGAATTCATCAGCTCCTAATAGCAAGCGAAACGGCAAGCGCACACCTTTGCCAGCATAAGACAAAGACTTTGCAAAAAACCCTTCTTCTGCCTGACCAACAGGATTATAGATTTCTAGATCGTATCGGTTTTTACCACCGCTTGGACTTTCAGTTCTAAACGCTAATGCACCAGCGCTAAATGCATCACCAAAACTATCATACCAGCCTTTCATTCGCAGTGCAGCATCACGCATGTACACTTGATCTGGATCAACCGTTATACCGCGAATAGCAGCTTGTTTTCTGTATGCAGCACCAAACGCACCAGCTAAAACTTCAGAGGGTATTTGATACAGCATGTACGACCCAGTACCGAAAATGTTTTTTAACTGCGTTGCTGGGTTTGACAACAAACCTGTCATGTATGCCTGGTGAATAACTTCTTTTGTTTTTGCGTAGTAAGCTTTTAACGAGTATCTATTTATACCACCTATTGGATCTTCGCTTTCAGCAAGCAAACCAAAACGCTCCACAAGCTCAAGCGCTGTTTCTTTGCCACCACTTTCTTGTAATATGCGCTCTGCATTTGTTGCTAAGAAATTAGCACTGTCTTCACCGCCTACATCGACATTAAATATATTTAGTGTGCGAGCTGCTTCTGTTTGGTTGCCTTTGGTTTGTAACTGAATACCAGCTTGCAGTGTAAGCAACCTACGAAACTCGAACAAATCTTGCGCTGACACTTCAACTTCATTTGCCATATCTGCTTTTATCTTTTTAAAAATATCAAGCATTCGCTCAGTGTTGAGAACAAGCAACTGTCTAGCAGCGAGTGTTTTTGCTGCATTGAAGGAGCCATCACCTATTTTTCTAGATAGCAACTCTTTTGTAAAACCTAGCTCATCCTCTGCTAGTATTTTTGCTGCGTCTGTTATTGTTTCGTTTTGCGTAATAACACCACGTTTTACCAAATCAATTTCATCTGCAAAATCTTCTGACAAAACTTCTATTGCCTGGTGTACATCTTCGCCTGTGAGCATTCTTGCAGTGTTAAAGTCACCACCGTTTTTTATGCCTTTGATATCTGCTTTCATTGATTCAAGACGTTCTAGAACTGACTTTGTTCTATCGCCATCCAGCAAGTTATCAGGCCGTACACCAGCATTCTTTTGCTGTTTTGTAATTACGGTCTTTGCTTTCTTCTTTACATTCTCCGCTACTTTTTCTGCGTTAGCAGCTTCTTCCGTTGCAAACTGTTTTGCATCATCTAGCAGCTGTTGATCTGGCACTGGAAATGCCTGATACCCACGCTTTTTAAATTCTGCTAATGACTCTGGATTCTCAAGCACATCAGGAGCTACTTGCCTCTGTACTCTTTTGTAAGAATATAAAGGACTTGATGCTTCTGCTAATGGTACTTCTGCTGATGTGGGTGGACGGCCTACTGGTACGTCTGTTATATTTTTTTGTGCTGCATCTGGATTAACAGGCTGATCTGGAACTTTAACTGGGTTAGGAAGTTTGCTTGTGAGTTTAGCTATTTTGCCAAGTGCAGCAACTTGTACATTCTGCGCTGGATCTGTTGCAAACTCTGTAGGCGAGCCAGCAGCATTGATCTCTGCACGTTGTGTTTGCTCTTCAGCCAAGTCTTGTGGATTTACTGCCATGATGCCTCACGCAAAAAAGGCCGCCAAAGCGACCTATAAGTAGTTATATTTATTTATTTATGTTTCGTCTTCTTGGTCTGAAGATTTTACAGCCATGCTGCTTACTGCTACTGGTGCAGCAATACCGTACTTTTTCAAAATGCTTATAAGTCTGTCATCAAAAATAACGTAATTTTTTGTTTTAGAACTAGAAACACGATTACCTATTCCACGATTAGCTTTGTATTTTATACCAGAAATACCAACATTATTAAGCTGTTCTGCAACTGATTTTGGTTTTCCTAAACTTGATACAGCTTTGTTGTCTTCAAGCAGTCGTAATAATTCTTTACCTGTTAAATTATCGTAAGATGTGCCGCGCTCATTCATTGTTATAATTTCTGTTACATTTTGAAGTTTCTCTAAAATTTGAGGCTGCTCTTTTAATGGCAAATCATAGTCAATTAATTCATCAGGTTTTGGGGCAAGTGCTACTTTATACGTTTTAGCATCAGAATTTGAGTTTACTGTAACTCTTCCCCTTAGTTTTTTTAATTTTTTAACTTCATTTGCAGTGCTTTTTATTGCTTCTACATTGTTATCTTCAATATATTCTTGAAGATATTTTTCAGCGTCTTCAATTGACTTTTCCAAATCACCACTTGTTGCTCCTAAATCATCTCTGATATCGGGATCAACTAAATCTTCATAAATTTTATTACCCCTAATGTAAGGTTTACCATCAATATCAACACTTCTCGCTAATGAGTTTTTATAAAATTTTGCAATATCCTCACTATCAGTAAAGTACAGCCCATAACCGAACGCTTGAGCACCTTCACCAGTACCAATTTCTTCTAATTTAAATTCGTTAAAATCAGCACCAGACCCATGAAATGCAATAATGCCAGGTTTGTTTTCAGTTGGTGCTTCTACCTTTGCTACGTCACCAACGTTACCAAGATTACTACCCACAGTGGGCATTTCACCAGGTTGGTTAAGTCTTTCACCAACGTTAGACAGACCAGCTCTAAATGCTGGTATGCTTTTCTTGATGGCTTTGCCAATAAACATACCAACGCCAGTGGCCTCTGCTATTCCAGCTAGTACAAGTAATGCACCCATAGATCGATCAAGACCGCCAGTTGTGCGACCCTGTGTGAATAGTCGCGCACCCTCTTGGATATCCATAACGCCAGCTGTTACAAAATCACCTACACCAATGCCTAGTGAATTAGGGCTACCGAAAAACATTCCAGACAAAGATCTAGCTTCGTTTTCTAGTCGCGGTCTTTCACCTTCTATTAATGTAGCTATTTGATCTTCTGTTAAAGTTGCATTTGTATCTGCTTCTGGGTTTAACGCTCTAATACCTTGTGCTCGTAGATCTTCGGCTAGGCTATCTTCGGCAAGTTCCATAAGATACTGCGTTAGCTCTACTCTGCCAGTTTCTCTTATAGTCGGATCGTACTCAAGAAGAGAACCACCGTTGCGTAGTTTGTCTTCGATCTCTTGCGTAGATAAAACCATTGGCTCTACTTCTGCACCAATGCCTATCGCCTTGATTGTGTTTTCATCGTAACCAGCTGCAAGCATGTCATCAGCTGTAACGTTACCAGCTTTTCTTTTTACAGTGTCGGCATACTCGATTGCGCTCTCTATAGATGCGCCTGGAGTATCCATAGACTGATCTGTGTTCTCTTGCATCATCGGCTGTTCTGGTGCAGCCGTTTCTAGCTTTGCCACCATATTAGCTGGTGCATCTTGAAATGGTAACATTGGCTCTGATACACGCTCTAGCGCATTAGCTGATGAATCTTGAAATGGTAACACTGGTTGGTTTTCTTGTACTCTTGCCAATGCGTTTTGTGGTGCATCTTGAAATGGCACTACTGGCTCATCACCCACTTTGATGTAGCCACCGTTTTCCATTTGAGCCAACACATCATTTCTATTTGTGTTTGGGTTATAGCGTCTGCGAGAATGCGGAAAACTTTGCATGTTAATGTTAGCTTGCTTGATCTCAAACGCATCGATGTACTTGCCCATTTCATCATCAACGCTGTAATTATTAAGATCGCTCATTCAAAAAACCCTCTTACGACAAACGTGTCTAATCTGCCTTGAAAATAGATATATTTACC